GCTCTTCCGATCTACGATTTCAGCACATCGGGTTTACCTTGACTTGTAATCTGCGAAAACATTGATACACTTGTAAGAATTAACGCTGCTAATACTACTAACTTTTTCATAATCTTTTGTTTTTAAATTGTTATACTATAAGAACAACGAAAGCTTTGAAATGGCTCACCGTTATTGCCCTTTTATTTAAAAAAACTATTCGGTGTTTGAATCCCTTTCACTTTTTAATCTTTCCTTTTGGGGTGGGTCTCGTATTCTTAGTTTCGGTAAAGAATAACCTTGTTTCCTTTCAAACACTACAAATATACGGCAAATAACGATAGGTTGTATATTCCGTTAACGCCATTTAAGAAATAAATCTCATTTAGTTATTCTGTTAACACCATTTAAGAAATAAATCTCATTTGGTTATTCTGTTAACAGTTAGTTAACATTTGGGGGCACTTATACCCCCTCTGTTATCACTCGTTAACAATGCGCTCATATCCTCGTGTGCGCCCGATACCTGCTACGGTTTTTCCATTCGCTGCGCGCTGCCACCCTTGTATCTTAGACATAATGGCTGATATCTCGCGGCTCTCCTTAGTAGTTACTCGCCCTACTTCCATCTCAAACACGTCCGTAGCAATCTGCATAACCGAAACGAAGTCCATCTTTTCCAGTGTAAAGTCTTCCGGGTCTATCTTTGATGCATCGTACTCCCTAAAGTACATGCGCCTTTCGTTCACAAACATTCGTCGCCAGTCTGTAGGCACGCGCATATCCAAATACGCCTCTACTGATGCGGTACGGGGGTCTGCCTCGAAATGCTCTTCGCGCCCTTTCTCGGCGATTTCCTCGGCTTCACGGGATAACAACGTACTCACTTTGCGGAAATACATTTGGACGGCCTCGGCCCAAAGCTGGTCTACGTAATCGTCGAACCCCTTCTCAAAGATAAGATGCGTATTAGCGTTTGCCTTGACCTTCACGGGCAAAAAGCGTCTGCCGCCCGTATCGTCCTTTAGGAATTCGTCTCGGTTCGTCGTACCTATAAAAATACACTGCCGGGGAAAGTTCTTCGTAACACGTCCGTATGCTGGTCTGTAGCTGTCCTCTGTTTTGGAAATGAAGTTTTTCACGCCTTCAACCTCTGAGCGCCTCATTGCGGACAACTCCGCAACCTCCAATATCCAGTTACCCTGCAATTGTTCAAACGCGCCCTTACCGTCCATGCTTGAAAGGCTATCAGAGAACCAGTGTTTACCCAGCTTTCGGATGAATGTGCTTTTTCCTGCGCCCTGCTCGGACTGCAACACTAACATGCTGTCGAACTTGCAGCCCTTTTGGAATATACGCTTAACCGCACCCACCATCATGATACGGAATGCCTCTCGGGTGTATATGTTATCTTCTGCACCCATGATGTGAATTAAAGCCTTATCAACTCTTTCGATACCGTCCCATTTCAATTTGGTTAGGTATTCCTGCACGGGGTGGAAAGAATTCATTTCCGCGGACAACGCTATAGCGTCGTCAATCTTTGCGCTATTCGATATGCCGTAAACGTCTTCGATGTGTTTACGTACGCCCGAGTAGTCCACATCCTGGAAGTCCAAAGAACTATCCTTTGCGCGCCACAAAGGTACGCGTGTAACAACACGGCGCTCCTTGAAAAGGTCTCGTGCGATAAGCCCCCTTAAATTCGGGTCGTACTTCATGATTAGGCCCAAGTTCTTTGCAGATGGTAGATACGCGCCGTGCTTATCCGTTTCGAGTTTCGCCATAGCGTCCTCGTATGTCGTTGCCACATCGGCATCCGTTGCCTCCTCTACTTCTATAACGTCGTCGAAAGTGTCCCTTATTTCGCCGGCCTTAACCGCCAGCATCCGGGCACGTGCCGCTGCTACCTTTGGGTCCTTGTTTACAAGTTCGTTCATAGCCTCGGTGGAGTTCTTTCTATCCGCGCCCTTATCCAGTTTACCGAACTTGTGTACACGTACAAGGTCGTAGGCGTTGAACACGTGGTTTCCCTGTATAGGGTCATTGTTATGGAATGAGTAAGCAAACATATCGTTAAAGGTAAGCATACCGCCCGAAGTAGAACCGCCCGTGTAAGTCCATCTATCATCCTGCTCGGTAGGCTCGTAAACGTCCGATAGGTATTCCGCGATAACCTCGCTAATCGTGTAGGCTCTACAGAAGTCGCCTACATTACCTTCTTTTAATGTGGGGTCTTGTTGCTCTTTAGCAAGCGTCCGGGCTTCGCCCTTCTCGTCCTTGTGGTATGCCCATTCGGTTGTATCTCTCCAATCGTCGTACATACCTAAATACTTTTGAACGTCCAAAGGGCTTTCGTTGAATGCCGAGTAATCTATGAACTCGTATTCCACGTCTTTGGAAACCGATGGGAAAAACATGCAGCGTTCCGGTTGAAACGTCGTTCTGTCGTACAAGTCGATACCCGTCAACTCGGCAACCTTTCGGGCGATGGCTTCGTATTGCTCCCCGTCCACGGGTTCGGACAACGGAATGATAACGCGGTAACGGAGCGTATTGGCTTTCGGGTTATGCTTGTGTGTCCCGTGAATGATACATGCGCAATTAATAACCGAGTAGAATGCCTCGGGAAAGTTCTTTTCGCCGTAGTCAATATCGAGCGCCAAAATAGAGCGTTCCCCGACATTGTTTTTGTTTCTACGGCTACCGAATAACTCGCCGCCCATGAATGCGCCTACGTCTTTAATGTTACCCTGCTCGGCTTTGCTCGCGCTTATGAACTCCCGGTACGTCTCATCCGTAACCTTTGCCCTTGCCAGCTTCTCGGTTAACTCGTCCCATGAGAAGGAGCGGTTTTTCCATGAAGTAGACTTTGCGCTGCTCGCGGTAGCAATTTTAAAAATCATCTTTCTCAATTCCATAATTTAATCTTTCTTGTAATATTCAGTAATATATCCTGCCGCTCTTAAGGGAATGCCTTTTGCCCAATTCGGGGCATTGCACATGGCATCACTCATTATTTGCAGCGTCTTTTCTTCGTTTCCGTCTTTCGGTATCTCGGCGGCAATCTCATCATGCACATGCAGCACGATATTAAAACCTAAATCGAATACCTTAAAAATCGCATTTGCCAGCAAGTCACGGGCTATCGCCTGTACAACGTTCTCGGTTAGCTTACCTCCGTAGGTGTTTAGCTTAACCCATTTCCCGGAGGTTTGGTCTTGCCCCATGTAGGATATATCCTCAACCTCAAACGAGCCGTTAACGCCCTCGATAGTACGTTTTCCCATTCTTGCAGACGGGTAGAACAGCTTTCTACCGCTTGGTAGCTCAATAGTCATTGCGCCGCTCTCGTATCGGAAAATAATAATCGAAACATCGTCTATTCTGTAAACCTGACCGCGCCTCGTTCCGATACATCTTTTGGCGCAATCTTCAAGCGAACGCCACAAAGATACTACTTTTTTATTAGCTTCTCTCCATTTTGACAATATCTGAGGTTTTTCTTCATCGGTTAACGCTTTCTTAATATCCATTGTGGTAAGGGCGTTAACGCCGCCGCCGTATCCGAGTGCAAGCTCGGCAACCTTTCCGCGCTGTCTTAGCTCGTCCCCCTTATGCACCGGTACACCGAACATCTTAGAGGCGGACGCGCAATATATATCGGCTTTTGGGTCTTTGAACAAGTCTAACCGCCATTGTTCATTAGCTACCCACGCGATTACACGTGCCTCAATCGCGGAGAAGTCAGCTACAGCGAACGTGTACCCTTCGGGGGCTATAAACGCGGTACGTATAAGCTGCGATAGTATATGTGTCGGTTTGTCATATATAACTTCCATCATATCCAAGTCGTGCATCTTTGCCAGTTCTCGTGCCCCGTCCAAGTCCTCGATATGGTTCTGCGGTAGGTTCTGCAATTGAACCAAGCGCCCGGCCCATCTCCCGGTACGGTTCGCCCCATAATAACGGAACAAACCTCTGATACGGTTGCCCCTCCCGGCGCTTGCGAGTATGGCGGTGTACTTGGCGTTCGACGTTTTACCTATCTCCCTACGCAAGTCTATAACGTCTAACACTGCTTGCTTATCCTCTTCAGTAACGTTTTTAAGGCTCGATACGGTCTTTATCACCTCTTCGATGCTATTCTTATTGAGCGAATCAATAACCACGCCCGTACGCTCTTTAATGAAGTCCTTAAGCTGCGGCATGGACTTTAAGGAGCTTAACCCGAATTCCTCTTCAGCTTTCTTGGTAAGACGTGCTTTATATTCTTCGTCCATATCCTGCGCGGCGTGTGCTAAATCAAGGTCTGCCAATATGCCATAATCGTTTATTCGTTGGTCAGCTGCATAAATTCGCTGCTCTTCTTCCGGGAATTCAAACCGGGACAACTTACCGAATATCTCCTTTTCCGATAGCACATCATATCGCAAGTAATCTATGAACTCTTTCCAGTCCTCGGGGGCGTGTTCCGGCATATTACGTGTGCGCCCTCCGTTTGTTTTGGTGGGTTTGCAAGGGATAGAAAAGTAACGGATGAGGTTTTTGCCCGTGCCCTTCTTCTTATCATCCAGGTTGAGGATATTAGATACCGCCTCCAGTGATGCCGGCATACCGCAATATAATGACATGTTAGCCGTACAGAAAAAGCGCATAGGGCTGATGTCAAAACCGTATTCACGCAAACAGATACGTTCAAACGTAGCATTGTGCGCTACTATTACAACGTCCTCGTTGTTCTGTACATACGCGAACAACTCGTTAAACTCGTCCAGTCCTCCGGGCTTTGTTAGGTCAATGATTGTAACGTCCGTATCGGTGTCCCACATGTAGCCGCAAAGGAGAATCTCGAAATTCTCGTCCTCACAGTATTTATAGTTACCAGCGCTTTTAATGTCCGTTTCGGAATACGTTTCAAAGTCAATAAACAGATGTCTCATAACTCGTTGTCTTAGTTGTTAATACTATTATAACGGCAAAGGTATGACAATGTTTTTAATAAACAAGAAGAAAGGCTACTAATCGCGTTTATTTAACAATTAGTAGCCCTTTAACTTAATCTGCAAAAATAGGTGAGTAGAAAATAAATCCGCGCTTTTCGTTGAGAATTACGTATGTTTGCTGCGGTTCTTCGTATGCCAGCCCGTGCCCCATTGCGAACGCGTCGAAACCTTTTAAAGAGCCGTTAACACAAACCTCTTTAGTGTATACCATTTGGTGGTAATGTCCTATAAAGGCTTTATCAATCTTTATTGTTTGGTTCATCTTTGCGTACCAGCGCATCATTGACGGGTAAATACCCCCGATACCGCCAGCCGTGCGGAATTGATGCCCGTGTGCGAACAATACTTTTTTGCCGTACACGTCGATATAGGCGAATTCACTTTCCGGGATAATGAAGCTAAATTTGGTTAGCCCCATAAGTGTTAGGGTGTGCTCGATGTCCTTGTACATGAAGTATTCATGGTTCATCTCGAAACCGTTGCCAAACTGCATCTTTTTTGTAGTTCTTGAATGGTTTCCGCATATACCGATGACAGTAATTTTGTTAACCTCGGGTAACTGGTCGTGCAGATATTTAAGCCCGGAAATAATTAGGTTCTTGACGAAGTTAACACCGCGCATCGGGGACATGCTATTTGTCTGTTCGAGTTCTGGGTGGATGTATCCGCCTATCATGTCGCCAATCAAACCGATAACCAGGTTATCCACGGGTTTTTTCTTTATCATGTAGGCGGCATTTGCAAAGAAATTAGTGATGCGCTTTTCTGCGATATCCTTGTTATACTCGTTTTTTCCCAATACCGTAGATGCCTTTACTACTTCGTCGGCGTGCCAGTCTGACGCGATAAGAAACCCGGTGTTGCCCTCGTCGAGTGATGTCTTTTTCTTCGGTGTGATGTGTACCAGTTCGACGGGCGGCGCGTCCTTCTTCAAACCTATAATACCCTTTAGCTCTTCCTCGTTGTAATAGCTTTTAAGCTCCTCTATTAAGGGGTCAGCCTCTACTACGGGCTGCTGTACCCCTACTAATGCTTTGCCTTCACGAGCTGCCCAGTATGCCTTGTTGACCTTATTATATTTTTTCAACGGTTTTCCCGTTACCTTTGAAATTCTAACACCTTCCGCGTTTACGTAGGAATCGTATTTTCCCATTTTTGCTTTTTATTTTTGGGCGGCATTACACCGCCCAGTTATTAATCTGTTTAATTGAATTGTTAATTGAAAAGGTCGTCGTTCTCGTCTTCAAAGTCGAAATCGTCAATGCTTGTTCCGCCGTCCAGTCTTTCGTCGTCCTTGGTTTTTTGTACACCGTTCAAGCCTACGCCAATACCATATTTCCCGGTAAACTCATAAGGGTAGAATGATACGGCTACATTGCCCCAAGAGCCGCTATAAACCTCGTTCGGGTCTGTGATGTACTGTTTCTTACCGTTGATTACGATAGGTGCGCCTTGCTTCTCTTTACGCTTTGCGTTGATAAAGTAGCACCCTTGATACTCTGCGCCGTCTTTTTCTTTGTCCCCGTCTCTTAATGGGTTCGTCCATACCTTCGGGTCTTTACCGTTCAGTTTCGGATAACGTGCCTTAAGGGATGAAAACTCTGCCTCGATGGCTGCCTTAATCTTTGGAACTTCCGGGCTATCCTTCGGAATCAATAAGCATACGCTGTAACTTGCTTCTCCTTGTCCGTTGACTTGTTGCGCTTCAAACAATCTAACATAACTCAATCGCACGTTTTTAATCATTGCTTTCATATTCTACAATTTTTGTTTTGCCCTCTAATCGGTTCGGGCGTTCCGTTTTTAATTTGGTGTCGCAAAGACAACAAATAAATTAATAGGTTGTTTATTCTGTTAACCTTGTTTAACTTTAAAAGTTTTCGGTGCTATCGAAATAGCATAATCTAAGTCTCTCGGGTTTGCCATCTGTACGATATACTTTGGTCCCTTTTCGTAGTATGAATCAAAGTCATACGGGTCTAACTTTCTAATAGACTTAATCTCGTCCGCGCTGAATCCCTTTATAGCTACCAAAAGATTTTGCATGTCTTTAGAGGTTCTTTCAAGTTCTTTTTTAGTCCATGTGCGGAATTGCTTTTTGTTCCAAAACTTTGTTCTTGCTTGAATCTCTTTCTCTGATAAATTACCGTTGTTACTTTTCATATCGTTTTGTTTTTAAATTGATAAGACAAATATAACGCTTTATCTGATAGGTTGGTTCTTTCATTAACTTCTTTTATGAATTTAATTCCTCGAAGTCGTCAATAGTTGGGCTTAGCTCCTCGCGCTTATCGGTTTCCGGGGCTAAAGTTGGCAGCCCTTTCGGTTTGACTATCAGACCGTCAAGCGTTGCGGCGAGCGGTTTCTTGCCTACCAAGCGTTCCAGGTCTCCGATACCTTTCAACTTTCTGTTAGTTATGTCCTCGGTAGATAACCCGATAGCCTTTAGGCGTTCTATGGCTGTTTCCGTGTCGTTTATGACACGTGCTGACCTTCCCTCTACAAGCTTCCACCCCTTGACCTTTTCGCCCCGTGTAGCGGCTTGCATTGCGAAAGTCTTAACCGATGCCAGCCAGTCGGTGAACATATCGGACTTGCTTAATATATCACCTATCTCGTCAAGCGTTAACGCCTTGGTGTCCCCGTAGGTCTCGAACTCGCTAACTAAATCCTCTTTCTGTGCCCTGCATTGCGCTTTGAACTTGCAGAACTTACAATGGCTACCTACTTTGGTTTCCCCTTGTCCTGCCCATGCCTTTTCAGCCGTAGGGCGAAGTACGTGTATCGCCCAGTGTGTCAGGTCCCGTGCGGACATCTCGAATACCGAGTAATTACCTAACCGTACTTGTGCGATGTGCATACGTACCGTTTCAATCTTTGCGCGGTGCGATGGTTCTAAGGAGTTAAGCACCCCGATAGCGTACATCATTAATTGACTATTTCCATCGGCATCTACTTGTACACCCTTGCCATACTTTAGGTCTATGATGTTAAGAACCGTTTTGCCCACTATATCGCAATCGCAGCTACCGAAACACTCGGGTACGTATGCGGTTAGGTCAATCTTCCGTTCTATACTCATTTTAGCGCCTTCCTCCAGTTCGTATATGTCACACACGTAGCAAACGTAGTCGGTTACGTAGTGCTCCATTTCAGAGCTGTAGTATTTGTTGTTGCGCATCTCATCGGGTACGGGCAATTCGTCCAATAACGGTAGATATTCCCCGGCTAAATACTTTTCTATTGCATGCTCTGCCAACTCGTGCGCTACCGTTCCCTCTTCCGATGCCGCGCTACTCGTGCTTTCGTATGGTTCTTCTAACCGGGCAGACGGTGTGCAGTTAAGCCAGCGGTGCGAGCTGCTCGGGGAAAGCAGGGCGTGCGCCCTACTTGTGTGGTCTACTTGTACTTTCATTCTTTTAATCGTTATATGTTTCAATACGTTGTTTCAATAGCTCGTACTTCTCGGGCTTGATGCGCATAAGAGATGCGCCGCCGAACTCCAGCATGATATCCGTTAATTGCGGACGGGTGATTTTCCCGGTTTTCATTAAATCAATCATGAACGCCTGCATGTCTTTTGCCGTTAGAGGCTCTTTTGAGGCTTTTTCCGGGGCTTTCTCCTCTTCGGTGGGTGCTTGTACGGGTTCGGGTTCAATCGTCGCTTGTGGGGCTTCTTTTGCAGCCTTTGGCTTCTCAACCTTTACGGGTTTTTTCATTTCCTTTTTAACTTCGGCGATAGCTTCGGTAATCGTTTCTTGCTTCGGTTCTTCCTTAACTTCTTGAACGGGTGCGGCGGTCTGTGTAGGTTCGCTAAACGTCGGTACGCTTGTACTGGTTACGGGGCTTTCTGTAGGCGCTGCCGTAGCCTTAAGGGGCGCGCCTCCAAATAGACGGTTCATTAGGTCATTTACAAATTCCACTTCCTGCGCGTTTGTAACGTCAAAATCAATTGTTAACGGTGTAATCTTCATTTTCTTTTCTTTTTATATGGTGAATAACTAATTTATGATTCCTTGATTTGTTTGGCTGCTAAAATGGCTTGTGCAACCTTGGCCACCGTCTCGTTATAGAAATCGTCCCACTCATTGCAGTAGATATACATTTCCTCAACGCTCACGGGGTATTTTGTTCCTTCCATTGTAGATACGTAGTAAGGGAGTATAAACCCTTCAAACGTCGGCATCTCTTGCACCGCGTCAATAACTTGATATTTGTTCCTTCTCGCACTCGCCTGCAAATGCTTTTTCACTTCGTCGAAAATAAACTTTTGTTCTTCCATAACTTTATCTTTTTAAATTGTTGATGCAAATATAACGCTTTTGCTAATACGTTGGTTCACTTGTTAGCGTTTTTTATTATATATTGCTTCCAGCATGGGCTGCATGAAGTTGTATGATACCCCCTCGAACTGGTAGCTGTCAAAATGCCCGTCGAAACGTACCTCTGTGAAAGGCGCGCTTTGTTCCGTACCGTTATCATCCAAGAATACAAGGATATGGCTTTTCATTTCAAAATCTACCCTCTTTAGTTGTCTCTCTAAAAATACAGTTAATCGCTTTCATAATTCTACTTTTTAATCGTTTACCTCTTTTTAATAATCAAGTTGTTTTGCTCTACGAAAGTAACTGCCTCCTTCTTCGTTTTGAACCGTTTGGATTGACCACTGTAATACTTCCCGGTTATCGGGTCTATTATGTTTACTTGGAATCCTACCAGGCCGAGGACGGTTACTTTAATAATATGTGCTGACGTTCTCATAATTCTACTTTTTAATCGCTTATTTCCGTTTTAATGTCTTGGTGACCTCATGCCATCCAGGAAACCTTTGTTTCCTTTTGACATTGCAAGTATACGGCAAATAACGATAGGTTGTATCTCTTTTTGTGCTAATAAACCTTAATCAAAAGTGAAAAGATGTAAATGAACAGTGTGTGTGAGCTAAAGTGCTATTTATCAGTGCCTTATCCTGCACAGCACAGAAATACACCTAAATTTCTAAACTTTAATTTAGAATATAGTGGTTTTTACAGTCCGTTCTATAGTGGTAAATGCTATTTTCCCCAAAATAATGTTTTACCCCCTTTTTACTGTGTTTACTGTGCAAGTATATATAATGTATTATAATATAGGGAGTTAGACTGCACAGAGGCCTGCACAGACCTACTTTTCTACTGTGCAGGCTGTGGTTAAGGGATGTTAACGAAAAATGGAGAACTGTTAACAGCCCTCCACCCCCTAATTATTTTAACTTTACCGCTATGTCTATATCTATCTTTGATTTGGGGTTTTTGTTAGATACGTCATGCACTATAGCCTTGACCCCCCATCTGAAAAACAAGAATCTTTTCTTTCGTACCGTGATAACGCCCGTTATCGTGTCCCTACCTTGGTAGCTTAATTCCGTGCTATCCCGTTTAACCCTCGCTTGTATCGTGTTCCAGGCGTCCCGGTATTCGGCTATAAGTTCCCCGGCTACGGTATCGGTACGTACAACCTCCTTTATTACTGTCCTGGTGACGGTACGGGTCGCCGATAGCGCATCTTTCACCCGGACATTAAGCGCGTCCACCTCTTTATATAGGTCTGCATTCGTCTTCTTTAGCTCCTTGTGCGACATCTCTAAAGCTTTACACTTCACCGCCGCGTCTCCGAGCTTTGTTTTGTACTCTATCTGCACGTCGTTCATCGCCTCAACGTTACGTTCTAAACGTCCTATTTCGGCTCTTTGCTTCCTTATGGTGTCCACCATCTTAGTGAACGCGCCAAACAGCACCATAAGGACTGCAAAGCCTATAATTATCTTTTGTAGTTTATTCATAACGTATCGCATCAATACGGTTCATCCACCCCTTGCGGTATTTCTCGTTTTTGGGTCTCGCCTTGCATATCTCGTCGATGAACTTTGCTCTATCGTCTTTAATCATTTTAAAGAGCGCCTCTGCATCCATAGCGTTAAGGGCTGCAATGGTCTGCTTACCTACGATACCGTCCGCCTTGACGCCTAAAAGACGTTGGGGGCGCTTTATACCGTGCGACCCGGAACTCCAAACCCAATCAACTAAGATATTTGCTACTGATTGGTCTTTAATCTCATCGGCTTTCCACCTATCCCAGTACAAGGACTTAAAAACGTCGTGCCATTCGGCATCTGATATGTTTTTCAAGTCCTCGACGGTAGGGGCTTTTTGCCCCTTCCGCTTCTTGTATTCGGTGAAAGTACCTATAGTTATACCTTTGTTGGTTGCGCCCCCTAAGTCATCGGGGTCATTAACGAAACCGCCCTCCCACTGTAGGATGAACGGTACTAACTTACTGCTGTTCGCCATCTTCTTTCCTTTCTTCTATGGGTATTTCGAATTCGCCGTCCTTAATCTTCTTTTTAAGGCTAAAGTATTTGCTATCGGCAATACTATTCAATACCTTTATAAATTTATTAGACGGCTGGATAATACGTAGGTTCTTGGTTATATTCCTCGCGTATATAATAAGGAATATACCAGTAAGCCCCTTAATCAATAGCCTATAATCAATGCCCGGTTCAAGCATATTACAAGTAAGAGCTACAAAAAACAATATTGCGCTCGTTAGAAAAAGCTCCTTAACGGCCTGCATTGTCTTTTTGTGCTGATACGGTCTGCCCTTTCGATGGTCTGCGAGATACCCGGCTAACCAGTTGAGGGCGGTCACTATCACGACAATAAATATAAAGTCCCTAACATCCGAAACAACTGTCAGAACGGTAACAGCGAAAAACATTCGAAAGTAAGTCTCTAAACTTTCTATCACTTGATAAGACCTATACGTGAATTCTGAACTACACATACCTTTATAAAGCCGTCCTTTTTCATACGGCAAATCAAAGGTTCTAAAAACAAATCGGCTTTGCCCCGTTCGGCCTCAAACCGTTTAACTTTACTTGTATCGGGAACGACTATTGAACCGCCATACGTCTGAATTTTCATCCCGGTGGTTGTACTGTTCTGGTCCGCGATTTGCAAGTAACGGGCAAAGGCATAATAGCATATAACCTTTTCCGCGCCTGCGAAGTTCGCACCGTCTGCGATGTACTCGTCCGGGATGGCGTCGTACATCGCCCCCACTTGGGGCAATATATCCAATAGGTCGGCCTCAAAAAAGGCCTTCTCTATCTTATTGTCTTTAACGTCCGTAGCTATCTCAAACAGCGTTCGGAACTTCTGAATCGGGTATGCCATTTTCGTTATCAAATTTATTTTCAATTTCAGTTACTGACGGGCTAACCCCGAATATTTGGTATAGTTCACGTGAAATACGTTGCCGTACCTTTGCAAGGCTGTTTCTATAGATGCGCTGTAACTCCTTCATAACCTCACCCGAAGCGTTCGAGAACGTTAACAGCGAGCTATCAATAAGAGGCAAAGGGATATTATAGGCAGCTATCGCAATATCCTTTCGTAACGGTTCTACATACGCCTTGTAAAGCTCCCTATCTATAGGGCTTCCCAGCTGGTCTACCTTGATAAACGGTTTGTCCGTGGCTACGTTCTCATCGCGAACGGTTAACACTGAGCCAGCGTTCTCGCTACCCATCATCTCGGTTAATGTATCGCGGAATTCTTGCTGTGCCTGCTCGGTCTCGAAATCACCGTGTGAAACAATACTACACATGTGGAAACCACGTCCCAAAGTACGGTTAACATATCGCCCGTTCTTGTCCTCCGCGCCCATCTCGTTTCGTACCGCGTGGAACGTACTAATAGGATAAGGCCGGGTAGTGCTAAGGTTCACATACAAAAGTTGCCCTTTGTGGTTTTCGATACCTCCGCATTCCTCAACCTCGGCTGCAAAGCTTTCGGGGTTGTAAGTAGGGTAAATAATCGAATTACCCTTAACACTTGTTGACTTTACGCTCTGTTTCTCCCAATTGTTAAAAACACGCCAACTCTTTACGGTGGGGTCGTTCTTATAATTGTCGTTCATCTCGGCACGAACGTACTCAAACGGAACGTTGTACACGTTTTTGGGCCGGTAGCCTGCTGGCGTTAAACCATACTGCACTATCCAAGCCCAGCCCTTAAAACGTGCAACGTCGTTCGCCGTAGCCTCTAACACGTCGTTCATGTTACATCCGTTGCCGTTCGTCATTTCCGCGAAGTCCTTGTTTTTGAACCCTTCACAGATTATATTCTCCGTCATTTTTTCGACGGCCGCACTCGCTGTCTTTGACGCGTATATGAGTTCTGCAATTTCCTGGGGGTATAAGTTTCCTTCCCCATAGTTAATCACTCTATCCCCAGTATTCGCGGAGAGCTTAAGCGCCTTTTCTACTAACAATGCTATTCGGTTGTAACCAATCATGATGCTATTCTTTATTAATTTCTACAAAACATTCTGCATATGCCGGGTTCTCCTTCATAAGTCGTTCCGCGATTTTGTCTGTCATGTTTGCACTCTTATACACAACACCATCGACGTAATGCACGATACGCGCCCCGGGCTTCATAGCCCATCTGTAAACTACCTTTGTCAGATACTTCGTTTCATACCACGAAGATAAATATTCCATATCCATGTGGCAATTCGGGTCAAGTTTTAGGCCTGTCATTGCGTAATACGCGTCCAACTTTTCCTGTAATGTTGCAACCTTCGGTTCAGCAACAACGGGTGCAGTGCTTTCGCCCTGCCCCGTAGTATTTGTTTTTTCTTCTGCCATTTTCTTTTTGATTTAATTAGGGTTTTGGTGTTGGTGCTGGTGTACTCAACGCGTCATAAGCTGCTTTTGATATTTTGTATATGTATGTGCCCACCTGCCAGTCCTCAACGCCGTAAGTGTATGATACGAAACCGTCCCCCGTTGAATCGTAAACCGTTTCAGTACAAACCAGGGGGGCACCCAAACCGTAAACTTTGCACGTCCCGTTACCATAGTCTACGGCAAATATAAGTTCAGACCTACTTATCGGGTTGACCGGGTATCCCGTACCGTGTGTTACCAATCTGTCAACGAGTGAAAAGTCCTTAAACGTAATTGCCACATCATACGCGCCGGGCGTCAAGTCCTGCGACTTAATGCCTACGGTGACAGTGAGGGCGTTGTTAATTGCCGTTAAGTCGTATGCTACAGTGCCGGCTACCCGTGTTATCAACGCGTCGCCCGTCGCGTTCGCCGTATAGCTCGCTACGTCCGAAGCGTTTAGAACCTTTGCAGCTACGGGTCTCATACCGCCCGTAGCACCGCACGCCATCGCCAAAGACCCATTTATTTTTCCTAAACACGCCATATTATTTTTCCTTTCTTTTTTAGTTAATTACTATCCTACCGCTGCTGCATAGAGGGCGCTATAATCTGCACTACTCATGCTCAGATTGTCCTCGCCAATAACGTTTTCCGGCGTTTCCAAAGTTATTGTAGCCCATGCACCGTTATCATGACTATTTCTGTCGAATGCCGTTGCGGACATGCCATAATACAACCCGTTTACAGTGGCAGTTGCTCCACCTGCCGGGCGGCTTATTATAACGAACGAACCGTTAGACATAGCGCTACTGATATTAAAGTGTGTCCCCGATGTGGCGGGGGCCATATCAGTAAGGGTTGCAGTGTGGGTGAACGCGTTCGGTGCTCCGTCGTTAACCTTCAACGCGGTCGACAACACCAAAGAACGTTTAACGGTGTCAATCTTATACGCTTTGGCGCCCTGCACTAAAGTAAGCCCCGTTACGGTACCTCCTGCTGCTACTGTGAAGCTCGCGATATCCGCTTTATTTATAATCAACGCGCTAGTTAAACCAGTCGTGCCACCGTCGCAATCATAGGCAATTGCGTTTGCCAATTTTGAAATACATGCCATAATTAAACTGATTTAGAAATTATTGTATCTTTTGCGCTTTTATGCACCTCCACTGGATAATTACCTGCCGAACCCTCGGGGGCAGTTAGTGTAATAGTAAACATACCGCTATTCGCGTTAGAATCCCCATCTATAGCTGAACATTCCAAAGGACACGTAGCCCCAACAAGGATATTATAGCCCGACAGAAATTCTACCATTGCGTAAAACCTCCCCGTGGAGAACGCGTGTAAAGGCCATGTTGACCTAACCGGTATCTTAAACGTCAGCGAATAATCGAGCCTCGTAGACGCGTCCAAAACCCTCGCGGACGCTGTTAACTGTATGTTCTGTTTGTACCCTTCGATAAGGTACGATTTAGCTCCGTCGACGAATGTCACCCCCTCTACATACTCGTATCCAGCCCCAAAGGAGAGCTTTACATCTTCCGGGTACATTAAGTAAACGTTTTTAATGCCGTTCTGCATAATTACACAGTCCTGCACTATGTTTCCCGTAAGTTTATTTAAACAACTTTTTCCCATATTATATAAAATGAAAAAGGGGCTGGGTTAATATCCCAACCCCTTTTATTGTTAATACTAATTTTCGTTATTCAGACGTGTGCAATCACATCTGCATCTTTTCGGGTGCTAATCGGCTTGATATCAGGCGTGTGCAACCACATCTGCATCTTTTCGGGTGCTACCAGCATGGCATCAGCCGCGAACAATGTTTGTGAGTAGTAGTTACGCGTTTTGGCATCCTGGATGAACGGTGCGATGTTAGTAGAACTACCCTCCAAAGCGATCTGAATATTGTCCTTCGGGGTGAATACTACGAAAGCATCCGTATCACCGTCAACCAAGGCAGCGTTAGACACGTGGCGAAGTTCGTTAATCTTGTACCCCTCGAAGAAGTAAACCGGGCGACCGTCTACGATATCAGACTGTGCAGCGCTATTGTCTCTATCCTGCAAAAGGTTCTTGTAGAGGCGCATAACGTTAGACGTTACGAAGAACTCCGAGGTATCCAGTGTATCGGGGCGTTGTGCGTCGATAGCTCCACGAAGTGCAGCAAGAACGCCTGCTGTGTCAAGTGTCAGAGGGTTTTCAGTTTCGTCGCTCTCCTTGAACTGCTTGATGATACCGCCGCGTGTAAAGATACCGTAGCCCGTAGCCCCTACCTTAACGTCGCCATCCAACCAAGCGAGACGAAGCAAGTCAGCTTCCAACACCTTCAATACTTCGGACTGGATGAAACCTGCCAAATCGGTTGCAGAAAAATCGTCCTCGAGGTTAATACCGCGAGCCACCATTTTGCCCCACAAAGACTGCAAACAGATTTCGATGGGCAATTCGATAGGTGCGTGTGTGTAATACTTAACATTGTCTTTTACACTATTGTAGAAGTATTCACCGCCACAACCTGCTGATTTGCGCAGCGCCTTGTCGGCTGCTGTAAGGGAAACAACTGGAGTGTTGTTAGCGATACCGTTAAGAACGGTAATACCGTTAGAAATCTCACCAGCCAAACCGACGGTCAAAGAGATAACTTCATTTAAGCTGTTAATATTCAGCTTATTAAGGTCTGTAAATGTAAATGCCATAATTTCTTAATTTTTGTTTGTTATTTTTTGTAAAATCTCTTTGCCGCTTCGGCTACCGCGTCTCGGCTAAGGGCTGTTTCTTTCTTCTTGTCCTTTGGGATGCTTACCGGGGGGACACCGGGTTTCGCAGTCGCTCTGCTAAATTGTGCTGTCATTGCTGTCACTGAAGCGGTAAGTGCAGTAACCGACGCTTCCAAAGCTGCCACACGGTTCGCGAATTCTTCGGGTACATCAGCGGTACTGGGGGCTTCGGTTTCTACTTCGCTGTCCTCTACTTCCGCTTCTGCCTTGGCTTCTACGTTTTCAATAACACCGTTTGCAATGGTGATAACCAGTACACCGTCCTCTACTGCAACTTCTACTTTGCCGTCCGGGTAAACGTTGCCCTCGCTATCGAACACCTTGTCTCCGATAGCCATCGTTTCGCCGGCCGCTTCAATAGTGATACTTGCACCGTCTACGGTCTCAACCGTCTCGGTTGCAAAACTCGACTTCTTGAATAGCCCTGCGAAAGAACTAAAAAATTTGTTCATCTTCTTTTCGTTTTGATTATTAAATAAGCTTGTGGTGGCTGCTGGAAGACCTACCAAATCGCATGAGTATAACTCAAAGAATTCGGTAACGTCCAGCACATCACCGTTTAATGTCTGATTGTTGATACCTACCACCGAAACACCCAACATATCGGGTTCGTTTTTAATCATCTCGGAGATGAATTTTGCCTCCGATGGGTAGGCGGATTGTAGGGCTTCGGATAATTCCAAATCGGCATAAGCTACGCCGTCTTCATAAATGAAGTTAGTGAACTTTCCTAAATACCCGTCCAGCATATCCGCCCCGTTATGGGTGCGCCTGCAATGTATAGGCTTTAGGTTGCCGAGCGTTACAACACTTTGAACTGCGGTCTCCGTAATGACTAACGGGTATTCCTTGCCTTCGTATGTACCGAAATTGGTAGTAACCCCGGCTTGAATAATTCTAAGTTTTTTAAATTTCATATAATTTGTCTTTTTGTTGTAACACGTGCAAAGATAGGCAGTATATAATAAACTGCCATCTCTGCACGAGTTAATGAATTAATACGTTGCCAGCCCTTGAACTACCGAAACGTCGTTTTGTCCGCTGTTGATGTCCTGCACTGATACTACCGGGTTAGGCATGCTCATCACCGCATCGATAACTACCCCGGCGAGCTGGTTAATGCTTTCGCTCGATAACTTCATGCTCTCCGCTTGTTTCACTACGCGGTTTGCCTCGTAAAGCCCGGAAACCATACCGCCATCAGCGAACTTGTAAAGCCCCGATGTACCGAACGAGTTGCCGCCGTGTGCCTCGTTGAGCGCGGATAGGGCGTTAATCTCGGCGCTTGCTGTCTTCTTCATGATATAGACGTTTTCGCCGCCTTCTGCCTCGAACACCTGCCCGTTATCGCCCCGGAACGTTACGCCGCCTTGTGCATGGGAACGCCCGTATATCATACCGCCCTTTGCATACTTCTTGACTGATGTGTTAATTTTCGTATCGGGGTCTTTCTGTTTTGCAATCGTAGCGACTTGCTTCATACCGAACGCGATAACAACTGCGGCTTGTGCAATACCGAGAATACCACCCGTGGCAAGCGCTTTTGTTGCACCTAAGTAAGTATTTATTGTCGCTTGAACAACGCCAAATGCCTTACCTATGGCGCTTTGTTCCCCTAAGAGTGTTGACATTTGTCCTGCAAGACCTGCTGTCATTGTCAGTTCTGCGTTAACGCGCGCTCGGGTGTTTTCCTCCTTTGCCTTCTCATATTTGGATTGAATTAACGCGGTGTCCGCTCCTATCTTCTCGGCGGCGGCAATCTCCTGCGCATATTGCGCGTCAAGCTGTGCTTGTCGTAGGTCGTACTCGTTTGTTATTTCTGCCATCTTAAGTTCGTGCAGGTTTGCCGTGTCCATCGCTTCGCGCTCCCTCATAAGAGCGTCTTGTTCCTCTTTACGTTGCATCTCCAATTGCTGTATGCCCAAATTAAATTCGGCCTCCTTGTTGGCGTATTCTTGCCGCGTAATGAGACCTTGTTCTAATCTGTACTTTTCAAGTTTTAAACTTTCCTCGACGTATGCCTTTTCGTTTTCTATCTTCATTCCGATGGTGCCGTTTTCCAGTTCCTTAGCTTGCATCGAAAGGTTAAGAGCCGTTAACGCTGTTTCCATCTGCTTTATTGTCTCAGCCTGTAAAGCGCGCTTTTGGTTCTCCGCGTCCTGCGCTGCCTTTATCGCGGCTTGTGCCTTTGCTGCCTCGGCGGCCTTATAAGCTGCTGCGTTGGCCGCTATCTGCGCCTTTACAATACCGCTTGCTTGGTTCTCCAACTCTTTACGCTGTGCGGTATAATCGGCTTGGCGTGCCTGAAGGTCCGCAAGTGCTTGCATCTCGGCGCGTCTGTCTTCCTTGCTTGTGTAACTCAACTCGTTTTGCGCCTTGATTTGGTTATACTTCTGCTGTAGTACGTCTATCTCGGCTTTCTCCATTTGCTTAGAAATTGCGATAGCCTTTTGCGCTGCCCGGTTCCGTTCTTCTGTGGTCTTTAGCTGGTCCCCTACAATGGTACGTTGCGCTTCCAGTTCTCTGCGCATCGCTGATAACGTTACGAGGTTGTTTGTTTCCGCCTCATATATTGCAAGTTCTTGCTTGGTGAGTGTTTTGGCCGCGTTCGCTGCCTTCGTCGTCTCCTCGGTAATGAGACCGATAGACGAAAGCAAGTTAACAACCTTCTCCGTTATCCACTCGAAAGCCTTTGCCACACCCCCGAGAAGCTCGGTTACACCGTCGAGTATCCGGGAGAAGATAGTCTCAAACGGGGCGAATGCCGCCTTTAGATTTGCTGCCATCTCGCTATTACGTTTCATTAACTTTTCAATCGTAGACACGAGAACCAGTATAACCGACACAACCGCCAATATCGGGTTGGCTTTCAACGTAGCGTTAAACACCTTTAGGATGTTAACGCCCCCGGAAAGAGAAGTAGCCATAGCCGCCGTTGCCCCGGAAAGACCTTGTGTGCTGCTCATTGCTTCCTGTATGCTTTCCGCATAGTTACCTACGTTCCTACGGTTATCGCCTACAGCCTTCTCCATGTCCTTAAGTCTGTCGCTTATCTCCTTTGTCTCGGTGACAAGCTTCTGCCCCTCGTCCGTGTTGTTGCGCGTCGCTGCGCTCATCGCGTTTAGCTCCTTGGTATTCTTTGCCAACTGGGCACGGAGCGCGTCTACACTACCCTCTTGACTGTTTAAGAGCGTCGTGTTCGTCTTTATCTCGCGGTTGTTATCTGAAATCGAGGCGTTGACGTCCAACAACTGCTTTTTCAATTCGATTTGGGCCTTTGCCGCATCGCCCACCACTTTTTTATACTCGTCTTGACCGATTGTCCCGGCCTTGTACGCCTTGCTTGCCTCGTCCAACTGCTTCTTCTCGTCCTTAAGCGCTGCCATTAGCTGGCTCTTTGTCTCGGCCAGTTCGACGGACTTTGCTATAAGAGCGTCCAGCCCGTCGAGGGCGGAAGACGTATCGAATGAGAGGTCGAGTAGAGTAACTTTTTCTGTTGCCATAATCCAAATTATTAATTTTTAACTGCGATTAACGTAACGTTCGCATTTCCCGTTGACGGGTCCCAATCGCTTAGCGTTCTAAGGTAGAACCAGTGGTTAAGCTCACCTACGAAATAAAGCGCGTCAGACTTCATTTTCTGTATATCGAAATACGATAGGTTCATTTTAGCCGTTACCTGCCACCCCGGGGAGAACCTTTCATAATGCCCAGCTATCGTAGCACGGTAACCGCTTGCACGGTTGAAGTAGTTATCGGGTACGTACGAGCCTGCCGACCTAATCATGGAGGCGTACGGTCTTGGTGCACCAGGGTTTACCGGGAACGCGCTCTCGCCTACGGTCTCCTGCGTCGATATTGCGCCTCCGTAACCGCCTACCGTCTGTTTGATTGAGCCTACCTGCACTGCATATGTTCTTGCAGCGCCGGCGGCTTCTGCAACCTTTATGCTCGATTTGTCAATTTTCCCCGTCCAGTCAACCCGGTACGTAGAAATAGTAGACGGGTTTATAAACGGTTTCAGTGTCAGCGCAAACGGGCTTGATTTAAATTCGTACGTCCAACAGAAGGCCTTGCAGAATGCCTGCACAATCTCGAAAGGCGTATCGATTCCCATTGTTTCCACCAAGTCCCATGCATAGGAAGGGGCTGTGACCAAATTAATCTTGAACGATATGAAATACGCTTCCGTATTCGGCACCGTAGTAATCGGCGTTCCCGAATATACCATAGACGAGGCGGAGGTAGTGAAACCGAAGTTCAAATCGTGTGTCGGTCTTGGCGTAACCAAACAAGACGTAGAACTCGGGCTTACCGGGCTGTACTTGTAATTGCCATCGGGTCTTACCGCACCGCGTGCAAACGCCAAAGCGAATGTACCGCCGTTGCTTCTAAGATAAACGGTAGCAGGAGCAGAAGGTGGGAGAACAATAAACGAATCGTCGGTAAACCTTAAATCGAATTTCGAACCAGTCATGTAGGTAAAACACGTGGCTACTTCGTTGCTCTCAGCTATCATGTAATTAGCCGCATATACCGAGCCATTCAGCCCGTCGTGAGCGCCTTTAAAAACTAATTGACTTTCCGCGTCCTTGTACTCCCATGCCTTTTTAGTTACCCGGTCGGCGATGTATGACATAAGCAAGGGCGTTGACCCGTTCGCCGCGTATATCGTAGGCATGGTAACGTTGTTGGGGTACGCGTAATTAAGGCTATCTATGTATGCCGAAAACTGATATGATGGTGTTTCCAATTTGGGTATTGCAACCACCGGGGCACGCAATGTCGAAAGCTTTGATATGCTTTCTATCAGTTCAAGGCTATATCCGTCCTCGTCTGCCGTTACACGCGCACGGAACAAACCGCTACCAAACGGAATATTGAGGCCCCCAAAATACAATTCGGCGCGGTACGGAGCCGTTCTTATGAACTTCCCCGGGAAACGCTCGGAACGGAACACACGGTCGTTCACTTCTGAACGCGGTATGCTTATCGTCCCGGAGTAACTGACCGTTTGCTCCGTGAACTTTAAAGGGTCCGGGTTGTTGATAGTCAGTTTTACCGAGTTAGCGGAAACGCCGTCTATCGCTTCGCCATTAATTCGTATTGTTAAATCCATATTGTTAAGGTTCTATAATTTCAAACTTGCATTTAAACGCGGCTACCCGTCCCGTCGCACCGCCTTGTATGTTCAGAGCGTTTGGGTTCTGTATCGTAACGCGTGCCCACTGGTTAGTAGCTAAAGGGAATACTCCGGCAACATCGCCCGAACGTGAAAGCCAATACAGCGCGTTTTGATTATCGTCCGTTACTACTACGTTTATTGTAACGTCGTAGGACAACACACGGTTGCCGCCCGAGAAGTTAACCAAGTAAGTAGGCACAATACGGTATTGGTCGAAGTACATCGTATCATATGCCCCCTTGCTGTTAAGCCATCGAAGCGTTACCCTCTTGTTGGGGTCCGAGCAATACGGATATTTACGTTCAAAACGCGCCCATCCCCAGGTAGACGCGTCGTTTGCGGTTCTGAACTCTCTCATGGGCTGATTTGCATAGTTCGTAACTTCGGTATTTGCCCACACCCTGGATGTACCCGTGCCGTTGACTCTGTATCGTAGTCTACCGTCCGAATTCGCTGTAAACTGCCCGTATCGCAAGGCAAAGTTAAACGGCGCACCCGTCAACGGGCTGTTAAGGAACGAAGCACAGCTAAAATCCAACTGGTTAAACAGCCCGTTTCCATAGTCAGATAGGTTGCGCGTGCTTGGAAAGTCAGTAAATCGCCCGTCCGCTATTGGGGCCTGAATTACTTGCATACTAATAGATTTTAGTGTGCCCTCCATGTATAATACTTGAACTCTATCCACGAAATCGGTAAATCCCAAGCCCGCGTTAATGCTCTCCGTTATGCTCGGCGTGGCTGCTGCCATCATCGACATATCCAATACAGCGCCCTCGTATGGGGTTACGGTTGCCGTTGCCTTCTGTGCCCCATTACGTGAAAAGATAAGGGATATACTTGTAACCGAACCGGCCTGCTCCAGGCGTATAGGGCGATAGATGCCTGCGCCTATGCCGCCGAGGGTCAGTGCGCCAGCCGCCGTTGCCGTTTGGTTAGTTAGTAGATTTCTTATAATCATCGTTTTTTAGTTAAAATTGTTAATATCTCCGCCCTTACTATCCGGGACACCTCTACTGTGATACGTTGCACCCTCTCGGGGGTTAGTATCTTGCTCGCTACGCCCCCTTCGTTGTATTTGTTAGGAACCTTAATACCGTCGCGTTCGATAACGTATGCTATCGCGTATGCAGCTTCTTCGGGTATGTCCGTGCCGGCGTTTGCGTTCTTGTCTTTTATCCACTGCCTAATGACAGAAACGGGTGGGAAGCTTCCAGCCGCCCTCCCGTCCTCCATCTGATAGATGTATGCCGGGCTTTCAATCTTCACGCCGCCTGCATACTCCACCACTTCTGTTTCCCTATCGAAGCGGCCCGAAGCATTAAGCCCCATGCGATAGTAGTTAGCTACTATCTCGTCGCGTATCTGCCTAACTAATTGGGTAACTTCCTTGTTCATAGTTAAATATACTTAAACCAGCTAAAATGTTTCCTTGTCTTCGGGTAATCTACGTCGTGCTCGTTGCCGTAGGCTTCCCTCTCAAAGCTCATGCGGTCATAGGGCTTATCGTTCGGGTCGCATGGCTTCTTCTCGAAGCTCCAACCGAAAAAGCGGATAATGTACTCGATACCGTACCACAAGTAAAACGGCACGTACAGCATTTCGCGCATTTGCATCGTGTGGATGTTTTCGTGTCTTAACGTCTTTTCGCTGATAACCGCATTACCACGAACGAATAGAACGCCGAATAGGTTAATAGCCTTGAAGCCTTTAACCGGGATAAAGTTGTTTCTGATGATTTTCATGTGCTTTTGTTTTTAAACAGTGCACAAAAGTACGAAGTAAACCGTCAGAAAACAAACGGTATTAAGTTCACGCCCCATACTTGTATACGTCAAACGTCGCTTCCCAGCCCGACTTGATGGTGTCGTACTGGTTCTGCACTTTGACGATACGGAGCGAGCCAATCTCGTAGCCACATATGAAGCTCTTAAGCATCTCATGCAAAAGCAGGTCTGTACGTATCAAGGTTGCAATCTCTACTGCATCGTCTCGCATATAAGCCGATGTACCCATGCAGCGAATGACAACCGTGTAGGCGCTGCTGTTAGGTACGTTCGTATCCGTATAGCTTCCAGTCGTTACGTCAAGCGTAAAGAAGTCCTCGCCCAATTCGTTAGCCGCTACGTTCTGTACTGCGGTATCTCCGAATATCAGCGTTTTGCCCAAGGCCGTAGCCCGGGCGTTCGCTGTGTTAATTATTGTTTCAAAAGTCATAACTATCTGTTTTTCATTTGTTGTTTCTTCATTTCTCGCTTCTCCTTCTCTATCTCGTCGTTACGTTTGGCGATAGCCAGCATAGCGTCCGAGTAGTTGATTTGCTTTGCATCTTCAAAGCTACAGTGGAAAAGCTCGGCGGTAATCTGCACAAGTCCTAAAAGGTTCTTTGCTTGTTTAATCGTCTCGTCACCCGTCAACGCGCTTTCGCCCGTCTGCTTCATATTCTGGAACACTACTTGTTCGAGACCGTCGGCAATCTCCATTTGCGACACTATGAACTTGTCAAGCTTTGCAGCGTCGAGAATGGTCTCGGCTTCATAGTTGTCATCAGTCCACGCCTTGATACGCCCGTTTGCGTCCTCTGCACGGCGCGTTTCAAGCATAGACCATAGAGTTATACTCTCAACGTCTCTAAGTCTGTACACGGCCTTCCCATTGCGCGTAGCGACTTGTGAGGGGCGGCAGTACTTAATCATATCCTTAAGCAACTTCTCCTCGTCCTTGGTTATTCGGACGGTTCCGTTTGCTGGTAGGTTAGCCACTCTTAATAAAACCTTTCGGTTGTTAATCGCTGTTATGCGATATATCCACTTCAATATAAACTTTTTCATTATTTGGGTCTGTATTTACGTATCAAGAAGTCCACACCGTAACGGAGCGCGTCGAGCGCGTGGTTCCACGCGTCTATCGCCTCGTTGGTGTACGTGTCCGATACTTCGTCCTTAATCCATTTGTAGTTATCCAGTTCATCAAGTAACTTAACGGAACGCTTTGTTACGTGCAACTTGAATTGCTTCACCTGTGCAATACCAGCTGCCACAGAGCCGCGCCCCTTAACACACGGTATCGCTTTGATATGCTTCTGCTGTAGCTCCACGATGCTCTTTTGCTCCGCACTATCGCACACCGTTACAACGCGGTTCAGTGCATTAGCGTTCAAGTAGTCCGCTATATGGCTGTTAAGCAAGCCTTGTTCATAGCAAAGCAAGTCTACGTACAAGTCCCAGCCCTCCATGCGTATATCGACTATCGCGGTAGGGTCATTCACGAAACCGAAGTCAAGCCCCAGGCATCGACCCGTGAACGTTTCCGGCATATCGTCGATTACTTCGTACTCGGGGTAAACGTTACCCTCTACGCCGCCCGTCAAGCCCTCACCGTACACGCGCCACCAGTTAGCATCGTCCTTGTTCTTCTCGATGGCTGCCACTTGTTCGGGGGTCAAGTACGGGTTATCCTTGTACGTTGAATGTATCGTGGTGTATCGGTCACCTACGAACTCGGTCTCGCCCCAGAACTTCCGTACCGGGTTGTAGTCGATGATAACCTTTTTGCGGGTACGGATATCAAGCTGCCTAAAGATTTCGCGCGGTATGCCTTGCGCCTCGTTGACGTAAAGTATATCACGTGCAGGGCCGTGCACCTTCCCGGCGTTATCGCACGAGAAGAACTCTATTATCGTGCCGTTCGGGTATTCGTAGGTGCTTTCCGTTTTATTAAAACGGTTCTCGTCCCAATACCCCTCCGCGGCTACCATGGCTTTAAAGTCACGGAGCATACCGCGCTTAACCATTGGGAACGTAGCCGCCACACACGAGATAACGAGCGGTTGGGGGTTGTTCAATGCCAGTATGTGCAACATCTGTAGGATTGCCCACGTCTTACCGCTACGTGTACCGCCTTTAGAGGCTACACCACGTATCTTCGGGTCTACGAAAGCCGCCAGTAACTTTTCAAAAGTAAATGTAACGTTCATGCTTTAGATGCCTCCTAACTTCTGTAGGTTCTTCACTGCATCCTCGGAGAGTACGTTAACCTGCATAGCCTTCGTGCCTGCCTCCTTGCCATTGCTTGTAACGTCCTTAAGGTCTCGTAGTCCTCGGAGTCTTGCCATATAGTTAGCATCAACCACACCGGCAAGCGCGCTTTCGTCCATATCGGTTGCGATAAGTTCGGCGATAAGGGCGTACCCGGTCAATAGGTTGGCCGCGTCCTCGTTCCCGTCGTCCGCCAGCTTTTCAAGTCGTGCGCCGTTCTTCTTGAACGCTTGCAAAGTCCACCCGATGAAAAGGCAGAAGCCACCAAGCGATGGGGCACGTTTCTTTTCTATAGGTACCTTTTGCCCGGCGGCGTTTCCACCCTTTAGGACTTCATACGTGACGAACGGGTTTTGCGCGCAGAAGTTCATGTACTCGGCTACGTAGTTCACACACTCCTCTACGGTAGACAACGTTGCGCCTTTACAGCCGCGCGTCTGCACGACTTCATAAAGTTCTTTGCACTTCTTCAAGTCGTCTTTGGGGGCTGGGGCTTTGCCCGTCGCTTGTCCCTTGGTAATTGCCGCCTTCGTATCGGGGGCGGCTTCCTTCTTTGCTCTTCCTGCCATAGTTTGTTAGTTGGTATTAAAGTATCGTACGTGTGTACTCGCGGTCTCTTAAAGAGATGCGCGAGTAGTATTCGGACGATACCGCGCAGTTCGTATCAACTGCTTTGGTTCTTTTCAATCATGGCACAAAGGTAGGCAACAAATCGCACCAGACCAACCTACGGGCAGTTAGGCCTTTTTTTACAAATAAAGTTTACAAATGAATTATATTTACACGGTTGAACACGTGTGCGCGGTAACTACCTATCACAAAGATAGTTGCAGGCACCTGCACGAACACACACTTTTTTTTCTAAACTTTAATTTAGAATATAGTATATTTTATATCCCCTAAAATACACTTTTCTCCAAAATAATGTTTTACCCTCTTTTTACTGTGTATCTGTGCATTTACATATAATATATTATAATATAAGGGGTTAGACTGCACAGCAACCTGCACAGTAGCGATTTTTTACTGTGCAGCTGTGCATAAAATATGTTAATTTTGGAGCCCCCTTTTTCTAATTATAAACAAAAGCCCAAATCTGACATTTTGTAATCAGATTTGGGCTAATCGCTATCATTTGGTTTGCCAATAGGCTTTCGTAGAGGGCACTATCATACTGCTAACTCCCATAGGTAAACCGCTTTCATTATGTCAATTTCCACCCGAGCGATGACCGATGCCAATACCACGTTTGAGACGTCCCGTTCTTGAACGTAGACACCCTTTTTATCCTTCCGTTCGAGTCAATTCCGTAGGTTCTTGTTATGTCCTGCTCGTTCTTTTTCTCCTCTGCAAAACGTGCCTCGTCTCTGACAAGATACTGCCGTTTATTGATTGGCTGCTTATATGTGAAGTCCTGGGCGGCTACATACTTCGCCAGCTTATCAACCCAACCGTTGCAGAGGTGAGCCTCCACATAACCGCGCCCGTACTTATCCTTTGTCACCCCTGCGGTATAACCGTATCTCTTTATGAACTCCCATATGATGAACACGTGGCAGTTGAGGCACACCGCCACATCCATAAAGCTAACTTTCTTCATGCACAATATCTTTAAGTCTTATATACTTGTAACATGCCCCGGCGCGCGGCCTCCCCATAAACACGTCTCCATCTATGCCCTCTAAGCCTTTGGGTATAGTCCACGCGCCCACCTCGGCCGCTACGCTTCTGTGCACCTCTGCTATAAACACGTCTTTTAGTCTCGTATAGCCCACTACTCTAATACCGATAAGGTATTCCACTTCGTCAACCTTTGCGGCTGTCCTATCGCCCCACTTAAGCTTATGGGGTAGCTTTGGTTCTTTAGTCATTTTCTTGTTTTCGTTAAACACTCCATTACTCGTCGTACTCCCCCTCTATATTACGGGCTGCGAATTTAGCCACAAACCACAAACCAGTTACCAAACCGGCGCCTATCGCAATTCCAAATAAACACATTAATGCTTCCATACATTTTCCTCCTATATTTTTGATGATACATTTTCCAAACCGTCTCCCATGCTTACAAGCTTCATACCTCCGCGCTTACCGCGGATATAGGCAGCCTGCACGTTGCCGTGCGCGTCCGTAGAGAATTGGATACCTCGCACGCCTTCGTGCTCCTTGATAAGCTCGCCTATCGTCTTATGCTTCGGGGTCTCCTCCGCTACCATATCGCCCGGTTCCACCAGTGTCCCGGCGTTGCGGTATTCGTTCTCCTTGGCGAATACCGCACAGCCTTGCGAAATCTTTGTTTCTAATCTATTACATTGTCGGTATATACGTAATAATACTTATCACAATTTTTAAATACCACGTCGAAAGGCTCCAGTAAATCCCAGCCAACGGTTTGCGATGCATCTACTATCAGCAAAGGCTCGTCAGCCAAGTCAGTGTAACTATAGCCAACTACCTCCACTTGATTGCCTCTATAGTTAGCCAATCTTCCTATGTACTTTTCCATCGGGTGGGCTTCTTTCTTTTTAAACTGTGACTGCATCTCACTAACTGCTTTTGAATACTTTTTCATAATCTTTTGTTTTTAAATCGTTGATGCAAATATAACGCTTTTCCCGTTATGTTGGTTCTTTCGTTAACATCATTTAAGCATTAAACTATCCTTCGGTGATAGCCCGTACTCTAATTGCTGTAGCTTGAAATTACGTTGTATGCTGTCCGCCGCGTTCTGTACTACAGTGCAGCCTACTGATAAAAGTAGGACTGCGATAACTGCTATTAGCTTTTTCATTTCTTACTGTAAAGTTCCATAAGTTCTTTAATACTCTGCATAAGCCCGTCCTGTGTCTGTTTCTTGCCTTCCAGGGCTTTTATTATCTTCTCGTCTATCGTTCCAGTGGTTAGAATGTGGTGCACGGTTACGGGGTACGTTTGCCCCTGGCGATACAACCGGGCGTTGAATTGCATGTATAACTCCAGGCTCCAGGTGTTACCGAACCATATAAGCGTATGCCCACCTTTTTGTAGGTTAAGCCCGTGTCCAGCACTCGCCGGGTGTGTTACAAGCACTTTAATCTTTCCGGCATTCCACTCGGATATCTGCTCGGGCTTCTCCAGCTTGACGGGCTTGTACGCCTTCAGTTTCCGCATTATACGGTCGAGGTCATGCTTGTATGAGTAGGCAACCAATACGGGCGAACCGTTTGCAGCCTCTACAAGCTCCTCGAGTTTTTCTAACTTCTCGTCGTGCAGTTCGATAACTTTTCGGTCGGCATCGTATATCGCACCGTTCGCGAATTGCTGTAGCTTGTTTGACAGAGCTGCCGCACTCGCTGCGCTTATCGGTTCGTCCGAGTTGATAAGTTCCAATACTTGTTCCTTCTCGAATTCCTTATACTGTGCCAGCACTTTAGGAGACAACTCTACGCGGTCGTATATGTTTATGCGGTCGGGCATCTTTAAATAGTCCTCGGCTGTCATCGATATGGTTATGTCGCTGATAAGGTCGCTTATTAGCTTCTCTGTTTCCTCCTGCGGACTTTTGAGGGCATAACTGTAAACTATATCTCCGTTCCGTTTATCGGGCTTAAAAAACCTATCTCTGTATGCTGTGATTGATTTACCGAGCCTCTCCCCTTGGTCTATCAAGTACATCTGCGCAAATAAGTCTATAAGTCCGTTTGGCGACGGTGTACCCGTCAAGCCTACTACTCGGGGGATAAACTTCCGAACCTTTCTAAGGGCTTTAAAACGCTTTGAGGCATAGTTCTTAAAACTGCTCAACTCATCGATAACTACCATATCATAGGGAAGTTTAATACCTCCGTACTCCATTACAAGCCAAACAATGTTATCACGGCTAATTGCGTATATGTCCGCTTTCTTCTCGTAGGCTTCCCGGCGCTGTTTAACCGTACCGTCTATGACTGATATCGTCAAGTCCTTAAGGTGCGCCCATGCTTTAATCTCGTCGCTCCATGTAACCTGCGTTACTTTCTTCGGGGCAATTACCAGGCAATTAGATATTATGCAGTTATCCAAAAGGTCTTTGATGGCGGTTAGGGTTGTTACTGTTTTGCCCATGCCGCACCCGAGAAACAGCACGCTGCATTCGTTATCTATGATATGGGCTACGCCCCTATTTTGATAATCGTGCATCTGCTTTCTTTCTAACATATTCTGTCCCCCCTTCTCCGTGGTTATTATTAAACTTATACTTCCTATCTGCTTGCCTTCTCGCCTCGGTCGTGCCCTCCAGTGTTTTAGGTACGCGGCTGTTAACGCGCCGGCGCCAATATAAAACACCCGTTTCATAATCGTACCTAAATAATTCTAAGGCTTCTCTATATTCTAACATAGCATTGCTTTTATCATTGATAACTGGGCGCTGAACTCATAGAGAGCCGCCGGGGTTATATGCCCTAATACTTTGTCGTAATCGGCGGCGCACTTGATGCGCTGCCCGTTAATTACTATTTCGGTGTGTCCTGCGATACACTTTAGCTTTAAATCGATATAATTTACCATAGCTTTATTACTTCATTAATTTAGTTTTGTAGAACACACAAATGCTTTTGAAATCCTGCTCCTCTGATACGTAACCCAGTGTTTTACGCGAAAGGAAATTAACATCACGGGTAATACCGCGTTGCAACTGGTCCAGAATTTCCTCGGTGTTACCGAACTTATCATCGCGCACATACAGCACGCCCGACTTTATACCAAAGTACATACCTAAACGGTATTCGATTTCTTCTTTTAAACTTCTCTTTTTCATGATTTCCGTTTTTAAAATTGTCCTTCATAAATAAATAATTTCTCTGTAGCTTTTTTATCGAGGCTAATGCAATTCTGTATTGGCTTCTCCCAAATTGTAATAAAGTCGTCCGGGGCTTGATATTCGGATACATAAACTTTATGACCATCGTAAACACGCTCCCGACACCACTGCCAAAACTCATCGTGGTTTATACCGTCCGAGTATCCTGTGGTACCCATATACGGGGGGTCGCAGTATATTATGGACTCCTCGGGTATCTGTAGGCCCTTGTAGTCCCCGGAGCGAAATTCTACGCCCTGCAAATTGGGTATCTGCTTTGCCATGCCCCTCGCAGCCACGGATATGCTGTCTATATATCTGCCGTCACTCCTCCAGTATGCGCCGGAGTAGCCACCAAAGAATTTACCCCTGTAAGAAGCCATAAACCCCACCCAGCCCATAAAACCAATGTCGTATTTGTCAGACCCCGAACGAAAACAGTCCCTAACATCATTATACAGTTCGCGGCTTATTTGCTCGGGGTAGTTTTCCCCGGATAACAAACCGACAAACATGGCTATCAGATACTTGTTGTAATCGTTTGCTATCCTGTTTCCCGATACCTTGGCAGTCACATTGCACCCACCGCAAAATGGTTCTACAAAATATTGCCCTTCTTTTCTATCTGCCAAGATTAAGGGCAAAATTTCTTTTGCTATTCTTGTCTTACCTCCTAAATACTGCATACTTAATTTTATTTTTTAATTCTATACTACAGAGATAACCCTTTTCCCGGTACGTTGTTTATTTCCTTAACATTTCTTAAGAAGAAACTTATCGCCGCGTCCCTACTTTCCAAATCATCAATAACAAATACTTTGAAGCCCAACGCCTCTAACTTGCTATGTATCAGTAATTGTATCTTGGTTGGTTTCTTTCCTGTGGTCTTTATCTCGGCAAAGCCTACGTACCCACCCCGGCAAAGTATCATTCTATCCGGCAAACCTTTTATAAAGGTGGATAATAGTTTTATTACCCACACTTTTTTTGTTCGGTTAAGCTTCTCGGCGAATGTACGCTCTAAATCTTTTTCACTTATTATATCCCTCATTTCTCAATTTGTTTTCAAACACCACTGTCTCGGCGAATTCCCCAGCATCGTGGTCTACTGTTGTTGTATAGATGTGCTCATTATAATAGCCCCTATACTTTAAAACCTCTCCGTTATGTACTATCTCGTCTCCGATACCGTACGCGTATTCTTGCCTGCTTATCATAACGTAAATTGGATTGCTTTATTTTCCAACTTATAATTGCACAATACCTCGCGGTACGTTCCATCTGCACACTTTGCCGATATATTGCGATAGGAAAACTTGTCCCCTTTCATACCGAAGTAGCGGAGTAACCGTCCGTCGCACGTTATTATATAGTCGTGCTTCTTGTAGTTCGTACCAGTGTGTCCTATCTTTAACGAGCTTCTGTGATTGCTAAAAAGGTTGGTATATTTTAGCCTGAACGTTTTTGGCGGCAGGTGCATTTCCGAAGTGTAAAGCCATTGTTCGGACACCGAAAGGTCTGCATATAAGTGGTTCCCCTCTGCGTCGACACCCAAGTACATATAGGGGGTATTACCAGCCATGAAAACCGAGTAACCGACATACTTACCGTTCCACCTCTCGCCCTCGGTATAGACCATTGCTGGCTTCATTGTCTCATCCATGCAGAATACCGTCGTGTCGTCTCTTTCCTCGTCTTCTACGGGCTTTTCTGCCTCGGTCGGTATATCTGCCTCGGTCGGTATATCTGCCTTGGTTTCCTTTGAAAGCTCCGCAATGCGATATTTGCAAATGTGGATAATCTTTTCATAATCCACTGCTCGGGGTTCGCCCTCCTTGGTTCGGAGAACGCGCTTCACTATATCCGCGTCCCAGGGGTTAAGGTTATACTCTTTCCAAATGTCCCACGGTTGTATCTTATGTTTAGCATAATCGGACTTGCCGATATTGTAATCTCTAACGTTGTTCATAATACATTATCACTTTTTCTGTTTCATACTCTGATTTAAAAAACTCTCTTGCGGCCTCCACGGTAGCAAATACTTGTTTCGTAGGGTACACCGTTCTTGGCGGCTCGTTATCTATCACTATTCTTACTTTTAATATATGTACCATTGCTTTTTTAGTCCTCCAGGTTAATAGCGTTCGTTAGGTCCTCGTAGCTTGTTTCCGTAAGTTGGCGCGTGTAGGTCTGCCCCAGCATACCGATAAACGGTTTGCCATCTACGTACATAATGCGCGATACGTGTTCAACGTTGATGTACTCCACTTGCAATTCACCTTTAACTACGAACGTTAGTTCAATAAAGTTTCCACTTTTCATAATTTTTCTTTTTAAATATAATGTAATAACAAAAACACTTCTTTAATTTTTCAATGCTTCGACCATTTTCCTAAGCTCCCCACGGCTCACGGCGATACTGAAAATCTCCGTTAACTTCTCCGTGATTACCCAGGAGCCAGTAAGCTTTTGGAAATACGCTTCGTTGTTGCTCGGGTTGTTTAGGTTGACTGTCTCGCCCTTACCGGGCTTGTATTCTGCAAGGCTCGCAAGCGTTACCGCCGCTTCCTCGGGTGTACCTAAATGGACTTTCATAATATACCTTTCGGTCTCGCGCGTTATCGCCTCGATGGTTATTTCCCCATTGGTATTAACCAATTTGCAAACGCCCATACGGAACGATTTCAGCACATCGGGTTTACCTTGACTTGTAATCTGCGAAAACATTGATA